TGCGAATATCAAGGAACAGGTTAAATCTCATGACAAGAGCAAAAAAGAGGCCATTGCTTCTGCCGTAGCTGCTCCTGCAATGGTTGGACTTGGTGCGCTGATTGGCAAAAAAACGGTAAAAGTATTGGATACTCCAAAGTATAAAGCTTATAGTACATTTGACGCAAGAGTTCCGGGACTTTATTCCGGAGCAGCTTTTCTCGGTAATGCAATCGGAAATGCCTATGTAGCGCATCGTGCAAAGAAACGTGTTCTTCCGGAAGGTCATAAGAAAGCTGTTCAGGATGTTCAGAACTGGAAGAGTGAAATGAATAAGGCATTCAAAGGAACGAAGTATGATGCCAAACGGAGGAAAAAGAAGTGAGTAATGAATATTACGGAGCTGCCTCTACACCCACTGAAGATTTTCTTGCCCATTATGGGATTAAGGGAATGAAATGGGGTGTCCGAAAGGCTATTGAGCGCGGAGACGACAAAGCGCTTGGCCGTCAGTTCAGAAAAGCGCAGAAGAAACTGGCAAAACTGGAAAAACTCGGATCCGGCGGATCTAAATATGCAAAACGGGCTGCCGGTTACGGCGCCGGTGCAGCCATTGCCGGAAGTGCTGCTGCACTTGGAACACATGGAGTAAACAGGATTATGAACCGTGGCGCCGGACTTGCCGGAAAAGCAACTGGCGTAGCAGGGAAAGTAACTTCCGGTGTCGGAAAAGGACTTACTGCAGCAGGTTATCATCTTCCAATTGGTACAAAAGCAAAAAATGCTGTGAAAAATGCAGGCCTCAGTACACAGGGTGCCGGACTGAATATGCAGCTTGCCGCTAAAAACGGAAGCGCGGCTTCCGCCGTTCGCAATGCCGGTAAAGCCGTTGGCCAGTGGGGTAATCAGACTGCTGCAAAGGTTGGTGGAAAAACGGTTTCAAATAATATGCTGGTTCGTGCAGGAGCTGGTGTGGTTGGCGCCGGTCTTGGTATTGCTTCCGCAAGGAATGCATATCGTGCTGCAACTGCCAAGAAACATGCTGCGCAGGCAAAGGAATTTCGCAATGAAATGAAAAAAGCATTTTCCGGAACCAAGTATGCAGACAGCAGTTCTGCTAATTCCGGAAAAAAGAAAAGGCGTTAATGTCCGAGGTTTAATACGTAAAACATAAAACCAAATGTTAATGATATTAATAAAATAATGCCGATAAGCCGTACCAGTTCAACTTTATCCTTGAAGGTACGGACCTTTTCTTTGCGTATTTCCTGTTTTTCCGATTCCATACGCATTTCATGACGTTTGTATTCGGATTCAATGCGGGCGGCTTCCCTTTCCCGTTCAAGAGCAATTCTGACAGCCTCCTGAACATAGGGCTTCATATCCGGAAGGCAGGCTCCGCAAAAAGAACAGAAAGTGGGAATTGCATCCCGTTCAAATTTATTGGTAGCATTGCAGTTTGGGCAATTTACGGACAGCATTTAAAGATCAACTCCTTTTCAGTGAGTATACCACATTTCAATCAAAATGGAAATATGAGGTGATGCTATGGCCTCATTGGTAAAACGGCTCCAGCACGCCTGGAATGCCTTTCGAAACAATCGAGACCCTACGGATTATATAGGCGCTGTATACAATAATCCGGATCCAGTGACTGTTGGGTATGCAAGCAGCAGTCGTCCCGACCGTCTTCGGATGACAAGGGGCAAAGAGCGATCCATTGTTACGGCAATTTACAACAGGATTGCTGTAGATACAGCAGCAGTCAAAATTCAGCATGTTCGGATCAATGATAACGGAAGGTACAAAGAAGGCATCAAATCCGGACTGAACGATTGCCTGACACTTGAAGCGAATACCGATCAAACGGGAAGGCAACTGATTCAGGATGTTGTAATGAGCATGTTTGATGAGGGATGTGTCGCCATTGTTCCCGTGGAAACGGATACAGATCCGCGCATTTCCGGCGGATATGACATTCTGTCCATGCGGACGGGAAAAGTTACACAATGGTACCCGGATTCGGTACGGGTACAGGTTTATAACGAAATGAAGGGAATCAAGGAAGAGATTGTTCTTCCGAAAAGGATGGTTGCAATCGTTGAGAATCCTTTCTATGCCGTTATGAACGAACCAAGCTCCACGCTTCAGCGTCTTCTTCGGAAACTGAATCTGAAGGATATGATTGATGAGAATACAGGAGCGAATAAGTTGGACATGATCATCCAGCTGCCGTACACAATCAAGACAGATATGCGTATGGCAGAAGCCGAAAAGCGTAAGAAGAAAATCGAGGAACAGCTGACGGAGTCCAAGTACGGAATTGCATATATTGATTCCACGGAAAAGATTACTCAGCTGAACCGGCCTCTGGAAAACAATCTTCTGGAGCAGATCCGGGATCTTACGAATCAGTTGTATGGTCAGCTGGGCCTTACTGCTGAGATCATAAACGGCACTGCGGATGAGAAAGTCATGCTGAACTACTATAACCGAACGATTGAGCCGATTCTCGCTGCGATTTGTGATGAGATGAAACGAAAGTTCCTAACAAAAACGGGCAGAACGCAGGGTCAGTCGATTATGTATTTCCAGGATCACTTTAAGCTGGTTCCTGTTAATAATATTGCGGATATTGCTGATAAGTTCACAAGGAACGAGATCATGACGGCAAATGAAATCCGCAGCATTATCGGTATGCTTCCGAGTGAGGATCCCAAGGCGGACGAACTGAGGAACAGCAATATGCCTCAGTCTGAAGACGGTCCTGCGGAAAACGGGCCTCCGGAAGAACCTGTGGACCCTGGAGAACTTGAAGAAGCGCGTTCTGAACTGTTGAAAGCCGGACTGACAGAACAGGATCTGTCTACACTGACAGATTCCGAAATCGTAGAGTTGGCAGAAAGGTTAAGGAACGGAGAGCTTGAAGATGAGGAACCCGAGGAAGCGCCTCCCGGATCCTACCCTGTTTCTGATACAGGGTGACATGTAATGGCAAAATCAAAATAGAAACAATCGGAGGAAAAAGCAATGTCACTGGACAGACCTTATGACATTTCCGGCTGGGCTACGATGTGTAATATCAAATGCTCAGATGGCCGGGTAATCCGTCCGAACGCCTTTATTGACAATGATGGCGAAGAAGTCCCCATGGTTTATCAGCATTGCCATACGGATCCGGAAAACGTTCTGGGCCATGCGCTGCTGGAGAATCGTGACGAGGGCGTTTATTGCTATTGCTGGTTCAATGAAAACAACAAGGCGCAGGCGGCTAAAAATGCGGTGGCAAACGGCGATATCAAGCAGTTTTCCATTTACGCAAATCAGCTTGTGCAGCGGGGCAGTGATGTAATCCACGGAAGCATCAAGGAAGTCAGTCTTGTGCTCACCGGTGCCAACAAAGGTGCCAGGATTGAGAATCTGAACTTTGCGCACAGTGACGGAAGTTACAACACGGATGATGAAGAAGCACTGATCTATACGAAACAGCAGAAGATCCTGTGCCATTCAGAAGAAAATATGGAGGAAGAAGATATGAGCAAAGGTATCGATGTTCAGAAGATTCTGGACAGCATGACCGAAGAGCAGCGTGCTGTCGCAAATGCTCTGTATGAACAGGGTCAGATCGATGCCCTCGAGGAGATCGGATATAATCCCGAGGACGAACTCGAAAAAGAGGAAGAAAACGTCGACGAAGACGAACCCGAAGCCGAATATGAAGAGGACGAGGAAGAAGACGTCGACGAGGATGAACCTGAAGACGAGTACGACGAAGATTTCGAAGAGGAAGAAGATGATGACTTCGAAGACGAGTACGACGACGAATTCGACGATGAAGAATACGAAGAAAATGAAGCAATCGCTCATTCAGAAATTGGAGGTAGAGGACCTATGAAAAAGAATGTTTTTGATGGAAGCATGGAAGAAGTGAATGAACAGAATGTTCTGACGCATTCCGAAATCCAGACGATTTTCCAGGATGCGAAGCGCGATGGCAGCCTGAAGCAGGCGGTTTTGGCCCATGCGGACGAATACGGTATCGAGCAGATTGACTGGCTGTTCCCGGATGCCAAGAACATCAGCACCACCCCGGATTTTATTCACCGTGATATGGGGTGGGTTTCCAAGGTAATGCAGGGAACCCGTCATACTCCTTTCTCCCGGATCAAGACCCTGTTTGCCGATATTACGGCGGATGAAGCTCGCGCGAAGGGATACATCAAGGGTAACCGGAAAGAGAATGAAGTCTTCACGCTGCTGAAGCGGACCACCGATCCCCAGACCATTTACAAGAAGCAGAAGCTGGACCGGGACGATGTTCTGGACATCACTGATTTCGACGTGGTCGCCTGGATGAAGGGTGAAATGCGGATGATGCTGGATGAGGAAATCGCCCGCGCGATCCTGGTTGGTGACGGCCGGCAGACTTCTGCGGACGATCACATCAGCGAAGATCATATCCGCAGCGTATTCCGTGACAATGATCTGTATACCATTCACAAGGCGCTGGTTGCCGTTCAGGGCGAAGCGAAGGCCAAGACCTTCATCAAGACCGTTCGCCGCACCTGGAAAGAGTACAAGGGCAGTGGCAATGCCGTGTGCTTCATGACCGAAGACGCCCTGAGTGATCTGCTGCTCCTGGAAGACGGTATCGGCCATTTCCTGTATCCCACCAAGGAGACTGCCGCGAATGTGCTGGGTGTACGTGACATCATCACCGTTCCGGTTATGGCGGATGCTTCCACCGTGCGTACGGATGCCGTCTCCGGCAAGACCTACAAGCCCATGGCGATCATCCTGAATCTGAACGACTACAATGTCGGCGCGGATAAGGGCGGCAGTGTCAACATGTTCGAAGACTTCGACATTGACTACAACCAGCAGAAGTACCTGATCGAGACCCGTTGCAGCGGCGCTCTGATCAAGCCCTACAGCGCGATTGTTATCGAGGAAGAAGCAAACCCTCAGTAACCCCTACTGATGTCGGTACTGTAGGGGATTTTGAACAGGCTCTGAGCGAAGCCGACGAAATCCGCCTGACCAGCGATCTCAGCCTGACAGACCGTGAAAGCATTACCAGGGATATTATTATTGATCTGAACGGTCATACTATCAGCGGAGAACTGAATGTGCCTCTGCTTTATGTAACAGGCGCCAAACTCACCCTGAAGAATGGCAGCATGAGTAATGCGACCCAGTGTGCCATGGCTGAAGAGAACGGTGAAATTATTATTGAAAGCGGAACTTACAACAGTTCTCGTCATGCAGCATTTATCGCTGGTACAAACGGTATGGTTACCGTGAATGGCGGTACAATTTCCGGCCAGGAAGGTGCTGTAACGGCGCCCTCCGGTAAAGGTACCATTACAGTGAATGGCGGCAAACTTTCCGGTAAGGATAACTTTGCCATTGCCACGAACGGAAGTAACGGACGGGGCGGAAATGTAATTACGCTGAACAACGGCGAACTGGAAGGATTTATTGAATCCGCTGGCTATGAAGCGATCGGTGTTTATATTGCCAACAATGATATCTTTGTCATGAATGGCGGTTCGATCAAGGCCAATGGCGGTGCGGGCATTTGCATGCGCGGCGGTGACGTAACCATTAATGACGGTACGATTATCGCGACCGGCGAACCCGGAACTACCGGAAAGATCGGCGATGGTAACTTCCAGATGGGCAAGAGCGCCATTATCTATCATGAGAAGGCCAACTACCCTGGCAAGGAAGGCATGCGCCTGACTATTAACGGTGGTACCATCACTGGTGTGGATCACAGCCTGGAGGTTCTGAGCAATGAAGCTGAACCGCAGGTATTTGTGACCGGCGGCGAGTTTACACCTGCCTATCCGGAAAATAATGCCGAAGAACCTCAGCAGGGTTAAGGCGGTGATTTAAATGGCCAGATTCAGCGGAACAATCGGTTTTCTTCGCACAGAAGAAACAGATCCGGATAATCATCCGGGCGTGTGGAATGAGGTTCTGAGAGAACGCCGTTATTACGGGGATGTTCTCTCCAACAGCCGGCGATGGGATCAAAATGGAAATCTGAATGATAATCTGGTCATCAATAACCGTATCAGCGTTGTGGCTGATTCCTTTGCAAAAGAGAATCTCGGCGCAATGAAATTTGTGAGATGGCTCGGGGATACATGGAAAATCACGAATGTTGAAATCCTGTATCCCCGGATCATCCTTACGATCGGAGGCCAATATCATGAGCCAGAGAAGAATTGAGCTGCATCATATTTTAACAGATGTGCTCGGATCTCCTTATGTGTACTTTCAGCCGCCGACCGGGATGAAATTTCAATACCCGTGTATTGTATATAATCTCGCGACAGCAAATGACGTACATGCAGACAACCATATTTACCGCCGGTTGTACAGGTATACACTCACTTATATTACAAAAGATCCTGATGATCCGAAGCGGGATCTGCTTGACGATCTGCCCTACTGTGCGTTCGACAGGTTTTTTACTTCGGATAATCTCAATCATTTCGTTTATACGATTTATAATTAACGGAGGTAGAAATCCATGAGTAAATTGATTTGGGATGCTACCGGTACAAGAGATCTTGAATCCGGTGTAAGTGAAGTTGCTCTGTTCCCTATGGGCGCCAACGGTGTTTATTCATCCGGCGTTGCCTGGAACGGTATTACCCAGATTACCGAAAGTCCCAGCGGTGCGGACGTAACCGACCTGTATGCGGACAACATCAAGTATGCTTCCCTGCGGGCTGCTGAAAAGTTCGGCGGCACCATTGAAGCCTATCAGTACCCGGATGAGTGGGCTGAGTGCGACGGCAGCGCGGAAGCTGCTCCCGGCGTGTTCCTTGGCCAGCAGAGCCGGAAAGCCTTTGGTCTTGCTTATAAGACCCAGATCGGTGACGATACCCATCCCGGAATGGATAAGGGTTATAAACTGCATCTTGTATACAACTGCACAGCTTCTCCGTCCAGCCGCAGCTATGCGACTATCAACGAGAATCCGGATGCTATTACCTTCAGCTGGGAGTTTAACTCCACTCCTGTTGCTGTGGAAGGCTACAAGGCGACTTCCGAAATTACTATTGATTCCACGAAAGCCGATTCTACAAAGCTTGCCGCTCTTGAAAAGGTTATTTATGGAGATACTAATACGGATCCTACAATGCCTGATCCGGAAGACGTTATCGACGATCTGACCTGATAACTATGAAATAGTATGTGCGTTTTGTCCCGGTTTTCCGGACAAGTGATGAGGGTTTGTTTTGCCTGCGGCAGGAGGTGGGGGCCACAGGCATTTTTAAATCGAAAGGAGTAGTATATTAACATGCTGAAAAAACTGATTGAGTATACCGATTACAACGGAACGCCTCGTAAGGAA